GAAATGCGGTAAAAGGTGCTTATCAAGGCTCAAGAGATGATTTTAATAGAGTTATTTACGAAGAAGTTTTAGAGCCATTAAGCAAAGTTGGTTTTAAAAAAGAAAACCTTTCTAAGGCAGATCAAAGCATTTTAAATGGCACTGATGGAAGGTTAACACAAGATTTTGTTGGGAAAATTATAAGTAATGAATTTGATAAAATAGTACCAAATTTAAAAGTTCCTAACAAATCAGTTTTTGAAAAACCTATAAATGATATTATTGAGGCAAATGCAAAAAAATTAACACCTGAAGGTGCTAAATCATTAAAGAATGATGTTGATGCTTTTTTCTACAGTTTAAGCGATGATATTGGGGATTTAAGTGGCAACAATTATAAGCAAGCAATTTCCGATTTAGCTAAAGAAAGTTTCAGATTTAAAACAAGTTCCAATCCTATGGTCAAAAGAAAATCTGATGTTATGGATGAAATTGTTAGGTCTATGAAAACAATAATTACTGAAAAAAACCCTACTTTAGCAACAAAATTAAAATCTGTAGACGAAAGTTTTTCAAGATTTATTCCAATAAGAGAAACATTTAAAAGAATAACAAATAATGAAGTTACCCCAAATGATCTTATTACTTCAATAAGACAAGCTGACAAAGCAAAAACAAAATTTAGGTCAGGTAAAGCAAACTTACAAGAAACAGCTAGTTTAGGAAAAGAAGTTTTAGGTCAAAAATTAGGAGACAGCGGAACTGCTACTAGAAACGTAATATCAAATCTAGCATTAAGTGGTGGCGGTGGTGCGATAGGCGGTGGAGCATTAGGAATAGATCCACTTTTAGCAGGAACAGTCGCAGGATTAACAAGTTCTGCATACACCCCTTTAGGAACGAATATAATGAGAAGAGCAATAACTGGATATAATCCTGAAGTACCTAAAGGTCTTGGGAACATTGGGCTTGCTCAAGTTATGGGGAAGGGTGCTCCTTATTATGGAGGTCTATTAGGCAGTAACTCCTCAGACATAAACTTTTTCGGAATGAATAGGAGATAGATAATGGCGAAAACAAAAGTCTCAGAATTTGACGCAGTAGCTTCAAATAATACAGATATAAATTCTGTAAATGTGGCGGAAGGATGTCCACCTTCAGGCATCAATAATGCTATTAGAGAGATGGCAAGTTTGCTGAAAAAGCAGGAAGTTGGCACTGATGCAATGACATCGCCTGACATTGATGGAGGTACTATTGATGGTGCGACTATTGGTGGCAGTTCAGGTGTAACAATAGGTGTATCTGATGGTACAGTTTCCGCCCCGTCTATCAAGTTCACTGGAGACACCAACACTGGTATCTATAGAGGTGGCACAGACATATTAAAGTTTGTAACAGCAGGAACAGATGCTATTACGATAGATGCTAGTCAGAATGTTACCATAGGGAATAATTTATCAATTACAGGCAATGGTTCTACATCAGATTTAACTGGCTCTAACATTTTTAGAATTATGGGTGATGATGTTAGAATTACCAACTCAGCAGGTAGTGAAGCAATGGCTACAAGTACCGCTGATGGTGCAGTAACACTTTACCACGATGCTAATCCAAAACTAGCCACCACAGCAACAGGCATAAACGTAACAGGCACAGCTACTATGGATGGGTTGACTGTTGATGGGGATGCAGTTATAGCAAGCACTGTACCACGTTTAATACTTAGTGAAACAGATGTCACAGATGGTAATTGGGATTTTCGTGGTTCTTTTGGCAACCTAACTATTCGCTCATTAGATGATGACTTATCAACTGCTTCTACTAAATTAGGAGTAGGAGCAAACGGAGACATCAGCTTCTACGAAGACACAGGCACAACACCAAAATTCTATTGGGACGCTAGTGAAGAGCGATTGGGGATTGGTAATTCATCGCCAACTAATATACTTGAGATTTCTGCTAATGCTACAAATAATGGTATGCTCATTAATAATACCTCTACTGGTAATCCTGCAAGAATAACACTCACAAACTCTGAAGGCTCTGGGTATATAGACCAAAACAATAATCTATTACGATTTGCACAGTCTGGTAGTACTGATGTTGCTATAGACAGCAGTGGCAACTTTATGGTTTCTACTACTGAAAATACTCTTTATGATGATACCTCTGGTTCTGGATTGTGTTATAGACCAAATCTTTCATTAGATATTGCTAGACAAGCGTCAGTTCCTTCTCATTATATGCTTTCATTAAATAATACTGGAGTTGATGCAAAGTTTATAAATTTTGCAAAAGATGGCACAGGTGTAGGAGTTATTGCTGTTGCTTCTGTAGGAGGTGCTTTAGCTATGGGGATAGGGCACAGTGACAGTGGATTATATTTTGATAATGTAAATAATTGTGTAAGCCCATTTAATATAAACACTAATAATATAAACGATGATTTCGTAAGTTTAGGTGTCGGCAGTGCTAGGTTTGACAATGTATTTGCCACTAATGGCACAATACAAACTTCAGATAGAAATGAAAAACAAGACATAGAAGAGCTAAGTGATGCAGAACAAAGAGTTGCTGTTGTTGCTAAAGGTCTTATGCGTAAATATAGATGGAAGTCAGCAGTCGCAGAAAAAGGTGACAATGCAAGAACTCACTTTGGTATTATAGCACAAGACTTACAAGATGCTTTTACAGCAGAAAGTTTAGATGCAAATAAGTATGCAATGTTTTGTTCTGATACTTGGTGGGAAAAAGAAATATCTGTAGATGCAGTAGAAGCAGATGAAGAAAATGATATAGAAGCTAAAGATGCTTACACATATATAGACACTAAAGATGAAGCAACTGAGGGCTACACAGAAAAGACTAGATTAGGTGTTAGGTATAATCAATTACTAGCATTTATAATATCTGCAATTTAACTAACAGGAGAATAAAATGGCAGTAACTTATGAATGGCAAGTAGCCAATATGGAACGTAACTTAGCCGATGGTGGTGTAACTATTGTGCATTGGAATTGTGTAGGTACAGAGAATGAAATATCTGCACGTTCTTATGGAACAACATCACATACACCAGATGCTTCAGCTTCAGACTTTGTAGCATTTGATGACCTAACTGAAGAAGTGGTTTTAGGTTGGGTTCATTCTTCTATAGATAAAGATGAAATTGAAGCAAGTATAGCATCAAAGATAGATGCTTTAGCAAATCCAACAACAGCAAGCGGAGTATCTTGGTAATGACTGATAACGTAATCACTATTGATGGTAAAGAATTTGATTTTGAAAAAGATTTAAATAAAGATCAGCAGTACTTTATCAATCAAATTAGAAGCTGTCAGACTAAATCTGCCAATATCAAGTTTGAGTTAGATCAGGTATCTGCTTCTCAGGAATATTTCACAAATAGACTTATTGCATCTATTAAAAGCGAAGAAGATGTATTAGAAGAGGCTAAGGCAAACTAATGGAACTAGACTTGCCTACCTTATGGTCAGCTATATTAACACTGGTTATACTCCCTTTCGGGTGGGCATTTAATAAGATGTTTTCAGAAATTAAAAGACTGCAAATACTACTCAATAAAACTCGTGAAGAATATTCCACTAAAGAAGATCTTAGAGATACATCAAGTCGTGTTATGGAGGCACTACACAGACTTGAAGATAAGTTAGACAAAGTTCTCTCCAAATAAAGGATAAATAATGATAGATCCAATTTCAGCATTTGCAATGTTGACTTCGGCTCATAGTGCCTTAAAAAAATGCGTGTCAATGGGCAAAGATTTATCTTCTGCCACAAATGCCATCGCCTCCTATGCCAAAGCAGAAGCAGAGTTAGGCTTTGCTAAAGAGCAAAAGAAAAAGGGCATATTTGGATCTGTAATGGATCAGGCTATAGAGCAACATTTTAAGGAAGAAGAGCAGAATAGGCTTAAAGACGAACTCAGGTCACTATTCCTTTTATATGGATCTGATGGAATGGGTCAGTGGCAAAGATTGCAAGCGACCATTGCTCAGGCAAGGGCGGAACATAGAAAGCAATTGCAAGAAAAACAAAGAATACAAGACCGCAACACCATGATTATTGTCTGCACTGTTTTAGGAATAGTAGGCATAGGAAGTATAATTTTATTTGCCAATTATCTCAAGTATGGCACTCCATTCTAGCTCTAAGGCAGGAAGGATAGCTGAGTTCTTTGCCTGCGGTGTTATAGAGGATTTGGGTTGGCAGACCTCTCTGTGTCAGCAAGATGGAGTGGATCTCATTGCCTTTAAGGACAATGAATTTATTCGTGTTCAGGTAAAGGGGTCAAACATCAAGAGAAGCCTGAGAAACAATGGCTTACAATTTATGATGGGTTTAGGCACTAACAAGCGGTTACCTTCTATGCACGATTACGACATAGCTTGTATGGTATCCACTTATCACCGCAGATGTTGGTTTATTCATGTATGCAACGTACAGCGAAAATCAATCCGCAGACCAAAATCTTTTTATGAAAACACCGAACTTGAATATGAGAGTTGGGAGAAGGCAGTCGATATTTTTAGGGAAATAAATCGAAATGATAGAAGTAAATTTTAGGCTTTTTAAACTTTTCAACAAGATCAGCACACATTTTTACAACAAATACTGCGATCAACTTAGAAGGAAGCAGGGGCGATGAAGGAGCAAGGAATACATCTAAATTTACTAAACCAACTTCGCAGACATGAGGGTTTAAGTTTAACTTTATATAGATGCTCAGGAGACCCGCCCAAGCAAACAATTGGTTATGGTAGAAATATTCAAGACAATGGCATATCAGAAGCTGAGGCAGAATTTATGCTCTTAAACGACCTTTTAGCCTGCGAGAGTGAGCTAAAGAATGAGGGATGGTATAATCAGTTAGACGAAGTTAGAAGGGCTGTAATTTTAAATATGGCTTTTAATCTCGGTAAGCCAACTTTACTCAAATTTCGAAAACTTATAGGTGCGTTGTCTGATGATGACTATGAGACAGCCTCTAAGGAGATGGTGACTGGCTCTGATGGAGTTAGCCCTTCTAAGTGGGCTTCTCAGGTTGGCAAAAGGGCATATGAATTGGCTGATCAGATGCGAACTGGTCAATGGCAAGATGTTTAAGGTTCTTATAACAGTTTGTTTAATTATTGATCCTACTAAATGTATGTTTATAGAAAACACCCAATATCCAGTCGTCTATGAGACATTTGATGAATGTAAGGCTAGAGCCTTAGAGATTGGCTCAGAAGTTCCTAAATATTTAAAGGGATGGAGAGCGGTAAGATGGAAATGTCAAAAGA